GCTTTAAAAGCTTCGGCCTGTTGCCTGATTATCGGATCAGCGTGTAACGAAACCGAAATAATTTTATTGGCACACGATGCTGCTAACTCGTCAGGAGTAAAGCCTCGATGACTGGTGGTTTCTACGCCAACCGTACCTACCGCAGTTTCAATATCTACGGTAAACATTAAATCCTTACGCTCCTGACTGCTCCAGAGCGGAAGTTATCTGTAGTGTCATAGCCTTCACCCAGAGACTTGAGTCGTGAAACCGCATCTTCATACTTTGCGTTATACCAATCCATCTGCGCTGCATCACCTTTAAGGAAGGTATAACCTTCAACCAGACACGCATTAAGCAGCGCATTTTCTGCATTAGACCCTAGCCAACTGGTTCCGCTGGAAGCGGTAGTAATGGACTCTGGCTCATACATAAAATGAAGCTCTACAGCATAGTTCTGGTCAGGGGTAGGCCCAATAATAAAACGGGTATCGTCAAAGATACTGTAATACTTGGGCACACCTTCTGTGGCTTCTACCGGATACGCTTCGCGGATAAAGTTAACATCCTTAAATACCAAGTAATCATAACCGCTATTATCAATAGCCAAAGAATAGGAGGCTAAAAAACCTGTCGGCATTGTTAAGTACGCATTGCCTTGGCTTAAAGTACCCGTTTCATTTTTACGCAAATCGGGAATCTGACAGGTTCTTAGAATCCTTTGCTCAGCCTGAGTAATAATCGTAGGCAAGTTAGTAACAAAGGTAGTCTCTGTGGTTTCCAGATAATCCTGTATCGCAGTTTTTAAGGTAGTAAAAGTAAAGGCCATTATGTAATTTCCACCGTAACTCGTCCCACATGTCCTGACATGTCAAGACCAACAGTTCTGCTTCCCATTTCAGTGTTACCACCGCCTACTGGGTTCCATGCATAAAGCTCTCTACTTTGATGGTATCCGCCATCAGGTCGCGGGTCTCTCAAAGCTTGCGGATCAGACATATTAATCATGCCTAGCTTCCACTGAGGATTGTCTACATCTAGCACATCTTTACCGACCAGCATCCCGTTAGGTCTGCCTGCTTCGATTTGAGGAACCAAGTCTCTTAACTTGTACCGGAAACCAGTACGGTCACAGAAACCAAAGGCGTGTTTACCGCTTGCGTAGCTGCTCATAAGTATTGATACCCGCCGGGAACAACATACAAAGCAGCTTTTTCACGGTCTGAATCAGCCGCCATTGTCCACTGCTCTTCATAGTTTTCTTTTAAAAACTGAAGCTTAGGAGCGGCTTCGGCTCTTTTATTGGCAATCATGTAGGCCAGTCCCGCTGTCAGGCATGGCAAAAATCTAGCAGGCACATCCATATCCAAAGAAGCTGGAGAGCCGCTATCTTCTACACGCTCCATGTAATAGTAACCAAATGTCCATGTCTGGGAAGCGTCAGGAACAGGCCAGACGTTAACTGTGATACCTGTAGGCGCTCGTTCTATCCAGTATTGAATAGGTCTGCCTTGCAGTAATTTGTTAGTCTGGTGAGAATACTGAGCAATAGAAATACGTTGCATCGTAAGGTCTGACTGCCTGCTAACATCGCCAGCGTTAGTACGCATAAAGGCTTCTACTACATCAAGTATCTTCCCGTTTAATGTATATGAGCCAGTGCCAGCGACCAGTGTTTCTGTTGTTCCTTTTACAGTCCAGAGGTTTAAGCCTCTGTTCTGCCAGTCAAGCATAAGAAGGTTTAAGCTGCGTCTTGCAGTCCTGTAATCAAAACCAGAACGTAACTCTATCCCGCAGCGCTCATAGGCTTCTTCAATAATATCGCCTAAATCAAGATTGAATGTAAACGTGCCGCTGGTTGCCATTAGACAATTCTGCCTCTTGTGTGTCCTTGCACAGCCCTGCCATCACCTAGCCTGCCGCCTGAGAACATTTTTTTGTTAATCCCACCTTCGCTTAACGCGATTGCCATTGCTTGGTTTTTGTTAGTTACCTTTTTGCCAGAGCTAGACTTTAGCTTACCGTCTTTAAATTCGCCCATAACATAATTAACTTTTTCTTGGCCTTTCATAGCTATCGGTTCCTTGCGCGTCTAACACCCTGAATGGCAGCTCCAGAACCTCTAACTTGCCCACCAGTATTCATTTTGCTTAATGTCTTAGCTAGGTTGGCTTGTCTTCGAGTAGTGGAATTGCGCGATTTAGAAAGTTTGTTTAACTCAGACTTACTGATGTCTTCGCCTTTCTTAACTCCAGCTTTCTTGCGTAGACTTCCGGGGTTCTTGATTGCCTTTTGTATCCAGTTTTTATCTTCAGCCATACCGCCTCCCGCCATGTTTCTGCTTCTGTTTGTCTTTCTTGAAGTGACCACTAAGTTAGAAGAAGAGTTGTTCGTAGGATCGCCATCACGATGATGAACATCTCTACGGTCTCCCTTGTTCACACGACCATCTGCCAGTAAAGAATTACGCGCAGCATTACGGGCTGCACGATTCTTCTTTTGCTTTGCGCTTGAGTGATAAGAGTCATACTCACGGCGATAATTTCTAGCCATCAAACTGAGCCTTATAAGCGTCTTTAACCAATGAAGCTTTCTTCTCTCTTCGATCAAGCTCTACCCCAAACTCACGGGCAAACTCTTCTAACTGAAGCTTGGTCATCTGATTAAGATCAGCTTTAGAAGTTTCTTCTACTTCCTCAACTACTTCTTTTTTTTTAGGCGCAGCTTTCTTTTCAGGAGCAGCCTTCTTTGCAGGAGAACCACCCATAGACTTTAGTTTAGTCTTAGCTTCCGCCTCAGTCATAAGCTCAAAAACTGAAATGTCATATTCGCCATCAGCATTCTTTGACCCTATCTGATAAACCGGATCGCCGTTACTAAAGTTTCCGTTTTGGAAGATTTCTAGTTTAGCCATAATTTTTAACGCCTTTAATAATGATCATGTAGGTATCACCAGCGGCAGCGCCATTAGTAGTAAACAGAATATCCCCTGTTACCCCTGTGCCTGCGTTGTTAGGTATTGCGGTGAAGTCTGAGAAATCCAAGGTATCGGAATAGTTCTCAGGAAGGGTAGTAAGTAGAACATTTGCGGTCGCGTCCAAAAATATACTTACTGACATATTGTAAGTAGAAAACTGAATACCTGTAACTGATACGCTTGTACACGCAGCTCCTGTTCTCGGCTGAGTGCTTAGGTCTGAAACATTGACCTTGACCACCGCGCTCTCACCAGTGGAGTCACTTACGTTAGTGAACTTCATGACAAGATTGCGAGGGCCATCCTCGATAGTCTGGGTTGTTACTGCGTCTGCCATAGTCGCCTCCAAAAAAGAGCGGGGCTAATGCCCCGCTGCCAGATTACGCATCTGCGAAAGGTGTTTCCAAAGTACCAGAGCCAACCAAAACGCCAGAAACCTGCCATTTGTTAGCGTAAATAGGAACTACCTGAATAGTGGAGCCAGCTATGCCGCCCTTCGTAGTAGTGTTGGTGTTGATCACATCATTGCTACTACCGTTAGGAATATACTGTTCCGCCGCTCCGCTTTTGCCGAGAAGTATTGATCCCAAAAAGAGATCGCCCGGAGTTCCTGTTCCACCGCATTTTAACGCTAGGGTGCAGTCAACAAGAAAAACAAAGTTGTACTGAAGACCAACATTGTTAGCGGTGTTTGGATCGGCTCCCGGCCCAGCAGTAGCAGGGTCAGCAGTAGTGCTAATTTCGGGGAGAGTCACAGTCAAAGAAGAATTATTAATAAGAATGATTTTGCCAGCATGGTCAGCAGGGGTGATTGTTGCGTTAGCGGTTATCTCAACAGTCGTTGCTGGGCCTCTGGAATACATTCCAGCCAATGAACGCACTGGCCCTTGAAAGGTTGTTAAAGCCATTAGAGTTACCTCTTTACGAAAGGATTCGTCTTAGCGTCTTCGTAACGTCCACTGGGATGGTCGCTAAAACTGATATGTTCCCAGAATTAAACAAACAGGGAGCCGAAGCTCCCTATCTGTAACTCTCTTACTCTAGGTAGCTCCGGGTGAACCGTAGATGCCTAGTGGATCAGAAACGCCGAAGCTGTAACGCTCTCGCGCTTTGTAGCGCACGTTACCAGTGTCGAAATCACCGTCCATTGAAGTTTCAAGCGGAGTACGCTCGAAGTGTTTCATTCCATTTGGTACATCAGTAATTAAGTACCAAGCGTTGTTGTCAGTCAGGTAGTGATTGACAGCATACCCTTCAGGAATGGAGCCATTATTCTTAATGGCATTGATGTCGTTATCAGCAGTGCTGACACGCAGTTCCGAATCTAGGATTCGGGTTGCTACAAACATCAGGTTAGGTGGAACAATCAAACGTCTTGGTCGTGCCGCAATAAGAAGTCCACGCTCATCAGTGTAAGCAGCAATACTAATGACTGCGTCTTCTAATGAAGTTTCATTCAAATCAGCCGCTGTCGCAGGACGATTAGAGTTAAAGCCACCATTAACTTGCGGGTGACCACCGCCGCCAGTGATACCATCGCCAACTGCTGTGAACAAGTTAACACCATCGCCAGATTGATAAGCGCTAGTGAAACCATTATTTAATGGGACAGCACCTTTAACTTGCTTGGTGTAAGCCATCGCTCTCGCTAAAGCTTTGGTGTATCGCTGAGACAAAGATGCATAGAGGTTATCCTCCATTGCTTCTTCAGTAATAGCGAAGCCCTGAGCAATAGTTTCGTGGGTGTAGCGAGCGGTGAAAGCTTCTTGCGCTGAATCATAATTGATTGCAGAACCTTCAGGCTTCACTGGTGCAGCACCAAAACCACTTAACTTTACTTCTTCTTCAAACGAGCGATCAGATGTTTCAGTTTCGTAAATCATCTTATCTTCGTCTTCGTACTTTGCATACTCTAAGCCAAACAGGGCGTTAAGACCCGGAAGTAGCTCTTTGAGCATTTGCGCTCTTGAAATAGCCATTCGCTAGTCTCCTTATACGCCTGTAGCGTTTCTGTATTGTTGCATTCCTTCGTTATAAGTAAGGAGTACATCAGTGAAAGCATCGCCTACTTCGCTGTCTGGGCCAATCATAAACTCTAAAATCCGTAAAGGTAGAGTGTTAGTCGTGGCAGCAGTGCTTGCGTCAACCGCATTCTTGCTTCGACCAGCTTGGGTAGTACCCGCTGTTTGAATGATGGCAATGTTATTGCCAAGTGTAGTTTGTGCCAAAGAACCATCAGCCTGCATTCTAAATACAGCATCAGGGTCATCAAGCACATAAGCCATAGCGTCAGACGCTACAGTGCCAGTAGGCCACTGTTGGTTAAAAGTTGGCTGGCTGGTGCTTGGGTCTGTGTAAAAACAGCCCATAAATATACCAACCGGAGTAGC